CAGCCGCAGGGGTAGCCTCTGCCTTCGGTGCAGCGGGTTCCGCAGCCTTGGCGGGCGCCGCGGCAGCAGCGGGGGCGGCAACAGCAGGCTTATCGACAACCGGGGCGTCAATTACAGCAGCTTCACTCATCTGTCGGTTTCTCTCCGAATTGGTGGGGTACGCCATACCCCGTCAGCATTCCAACGGTGCGGCCCAGCCAGCGCGCTCCGTCCATCTTGCCGACCTGGCGCTCGCTCGCGTCGTCCTCGGCAATGTCGTCCATCCCGGCAAGCCGGAAGATCGTCTTCAGGGCCAGCTTCTGCTGCGCATCGCTCGCCTCGCCACGCGCAAGGGCGGCAAAGGCCGACGATACGGGCTTGGGCAGTTCGATCTGTGCGCCGTTCAGACGGGTGAGGCTCATCAGGTTGTGACCGCTTGCAGCGCGGCGTCGCTTAGGGCGGTGTTGAACATGGCGACGGCCTGTATGTAGCCGTTGAGCTGCAATGCGAAGCTTGGGTTCGCACCGAATATCAATCGGTTAGGCGTTGCGGGGACCGTTATTGCGCCGGTTGCGGTTCCCGCTACGCCATCGCGCGCATAGTTGGCGCTGGCGGTTGACGCGCGAACGGCGAACTTTGTCGTGGTGTTTGCTGTCAGGGCGGGAGACGTGTTCACGGCCAACTGGTTCACGCCGCCAGCGGTGACTATTGGCTGCACAAGGTTGGTCGTGTTGTTGATGAGCAGCGTGTATCGCTCGGTCGCGGTGCCGTTGTCCAGGTTGATCGCCGCTGTGTTGGTCGCGTAAGTCTCGATCGTGCGGTTGAACCGCACGTATACCGACAGGGGGTAAGCTACGCCCGGCGACGTTATAGACGCGCTCTCAGCGTCACGTTGAACGCTTGCGCCTGTCGTGGGTATCCAGCTTGACGCAGACGATCCCGCTTCAAGCTGCACGTTCGTGATTGAGCCAGAGACTGTCAGGGTCAGTGTGCCAGCAGTCGGCGTGAATGTGAGGGTGACGCGGTTGTTTACGCCCGTCCCGACGAGCGGGCCTGCCGTTGATGTCCCCGTCAGGGTCAGTGTGCCGGTTCCCCGGAAGCTGAGTGTATAAGCGACAGCCGCGACGGTAATGCTTTGAGTGACGCCGACCGCGCTGTTGAGAAACAGGTTTATTCTAGTCTCTTCGATCAGCACGCCCTTGTCAGTGCGGCGTAGCTCTCCGGAGGCAAACTGCACGATGTTGCCTGCAAGGTCTTCCGCCGACCCGACCGTGGCGCGCGTGAAGCTCCATCCAGGCGTGCTGGTGACGGGGCCAACGTCCGCGCCGTTGAACAGCGCGCGGTTGGTGGTGAAGTCCCAATAATGCAGCGGCTGGATGCCGCCGAGTTGAGAGATGGCGGAACTAAGAAATCTCCGCTGGCCCAACACAGAAACCTTCGCGATGCCCGCACCAAGCCCAATCATGCTAATACAGCGCGACCATGTTGGTGGCCGTCGTCGCCGTTGAGTTGACCCGGTTAATACGGATGGGAAGGGTTGTGCCGGTAGGGACGTTCTTGAATACGATAGCCGTACCCGTTCCGGTCATCTGCACTGACACATCGCCGCCGACGCCCACGTAAAGCGCGCGGCTCACAGCGTTGAGCGTCGTCGAGTCGCTCGGCGTCACCACCTCGGCGTTGCGCGCCGGGTGATCCATCGTGCCATCGCCACTATTGTCTGTCGCAGGCATCAGGCAGCTCCCTCATACGCTTGTTGCGCCATCTTGATATTCTCCGGATTGGCCTTGGCCGCTGTCTGCGCCACCATCGCCGCAGTCTCAGCCTCTTCGGCTTCCTGCGTGGCCTTCGCGCGCTCCTCGCGCATGATCGCGACATCCTTCTCAGGGCGCGTCCATTTGGGCGGCAGGTTGGCCTGGCCGTCTCGGATGATCTGATCCACGTTGATGTTGTCCGCAGCCGGATCCTGCATCTGCCTCAGAAGCATGTACTGCTCGATCGCGTCCTTGCCCTCGATGCGGCGAAGGTCGTTGAACGCCTCGGTCAGCGCAGTCTGGAACTCATACCGGAACTCAGCGCCCTGTATCTCCTGCGGCGCCGGCGTGAACACGCCCCAGGGCTCTGCCGGACCCTTTGCGTTCAACATCAGGTCGAACACGCCTTCCATCATCAGCGAGTATTCGCTTTCGATGGGCTCGAACACGGGCGCCGCATCCCGAAGCGCAATCTTGAACCGCTGCGTGAACTCGCCCAGCGTCATCTCACGCTCGGGGACGACAAGCAGGTCCATGAAGAAGGCAATCGCCGCTTCCTGGTTCTTGCGGTCGATATACTCCACCGCGTACCGCGGCTCGCCTACCTCGAGCGTCTGGATCGGGTTCTTGCCGTCCTTCAGGTATTCCGTGTCGATATAGGTGACGCCGTCCGAGTCGAGCCTGATCTCGCCCATGATACCATCGTCAGGGGCCACGCGCGGAGGCGCGACCTTCATCTCGATGCCCTTGAGGAGCGATGCCTCGGCAATGTTCAGCGTCCGGCCATCCGCCAGAGCAACCGATGCAGCAGGGCTCCAGGCATAGGGCTGGCCCGGCACAAGCTCCCAGCGCCGCACCGAGTACGGGAACACGTCGAAATAGCCTTCGGTGATCCCGCACTCCTTGGCGTCTACGCCCATTGCAATGTAGATCGAGGCGTACTTCGCTGTCTTGCGCGGCTTCTCGCCCTCGCCGTACTCGTAGACATCGATCGGCATCACACAGCGCCGGACCTCGACCTTCATCTGGCCGTTCGTGGCGTTGCGGTCGTCCAGCTTGTCCTTCCACTCCTTCGGAAGGTTGTCCTTGCCGAACAGGGCGACAGCCTGCTCCAGCGTTACCGTCATCTTCTCGTGCAGCTCGTTGACCCGGCCATGCTGGTCCTCGGCCCATGCACAATCGCGCAGCCGGCAAGCCTGGAAGATCACCCCGACATTGATGCCACGCTCGACCCGATAGCCAAACTTGGTGACTGCGTTCCCATAGGTCGCCCAATCGCCATCAGCATGGGCCATAGCGCGGGAGAAGTTCGCAGGCGCTGCATAGATCGCATTGCGCTGCTTCTTCGTGGTGTCGTCGGACCAGTACTTGACGTTATCCTGCTCCATCATTTCTTCGGGCATGACGGAAAGCTTGAACCACTGCTGCCCTTTGGGCCGGGTCATGGTCCCGATGCGGTCCTTCAGCTTGCGCCGGAGGATCTGGGGCTGCGAGGTGAACAGCCCGTCGAATACGTCCGTCCCATCCGTGATGGTCGTGTTGAAGTCTGCCTGGATCGGGTCGAAGATTTCAGCCAGCGTCTGCCAGTAATTGAGGAAATACTGCTGGCGCGCAAACAATTCGCCCGAACGCTTCAGGCAGGACGCCGCCCGCTTGTGCAGGCCGGATCGATCCTTCATGGGCGCCGCATCATACGCCATCGATCACATCTTCCCGAGCAGGGTCTGCGACGTGGTGCCTGGCTTCTTCGTCGATCCGCTCAGGAGGGTCTTGCTCTTGGCCTGCGCGCGGCGGGTCTTGATCTCTTCCATCCGGACGCTCTGACGGATTGCAGCATCGTCAGGCGTCGGAACAGCAGGGGCTGCGACTGGCGTGAGCGTGGGCTCCGCAGTTGCGGGAGCAGCCGTCGCCTTCTTCTTCTTGAACATGCTCATCGGGTACGCCTCCCGGCGATTTTGGACTGATGGGTGACGACGCGATGACCGCCCGACCTGTTTCGGATGCGATCAGCAGCAGCGAGGGCTCGAGCCGACCTGTCGCCAGCCTTCCAGGCCAGCAGCACAGCATCCAGCTTGTCGGGCGATCGCTTCAGTGACGCCCGGATATCGTCCTTGGGACAAATCTTGATACCGGCTGGCTTCACCTCAAAGGTGCAGGCCAGCATCTCCTCTTCAAGCTCTGCGTCAGGCGGTAGCTCGACACTGTCGCCCGTCTCGGGGTTGAGCGCCTCGCGGAACATCCAGTGAAGCTCATCCCTCATCAGGACCAGCTTGTTCTTGCCGTCCTTCGATCGCGCCTCAGAGCCGTGCGAGCTGTTGACGCCCAGAGTAGGCAGGTCGAGGTGCTTCTTGCAGTGCGTGTAGGCGTCACCACCGTGACCGCCAGTGACATCGATCGCCAGTGTTGCGCCGTCCCGCAGGTTGGTGACAGCAATCGCCGCGATGGCCGGGCCGTCTGGTGTCGCAGCGCCTGGAACAGAACTGACCTTCGGGAACCTGACGCCATGAAGCGGCGCCCATGCCGTCTTGTCGCCCCCGCCCTGCGCCGGATCGATGCCGAGGCCTGACATGGGTTGGAGCGGCCTGTCCCGGTTAGCCAGCCAGCGGACCTGAGCAGCCTTGACCCACGCCCGCGGGAAGACGCGGATGAAATCGTCGCCCGCAACCTCGAAGGCTTCGTCGATCGTCGCCGGATACTCACGCTTGAAGTCCGGCGTGAACTCATCCGGTGACGTGGCGTAGTTCATCGCCTGGTCGCGGTTCTTGAGCCATGCCCAGTAGAGCCGCTCAGGGCTCAGGTCATGGAGCAGGCCGTAGTCCACGAACGCCTTGGGTGGCTCCCAGCCTTCAGGCATCGGCTCACAGCCAACACCTGCAACATATTCCTCATGCCAGAACCACGGCAGGAACAGCACCTCGTATGAGGACTCGCCCGCGATTGCTGCCTTGATGGCCCGGTGAAAGCGACCGCCAGGTATCTTGGCCGTACTTTCGATGATGACTTCCGTGCTGTCCATGTTCGGAATGGCTTCCGACAGGCCGGTCCACACTTCGTCAGCCGTTGCGTCAGGCCAGAAATCGTACTCCGAAGCGTGAAGGCACTGGATCGTTGATGACCTGCCCGCCGATCGTGCGCCGGCAGTGGCGATCTTGTACCCGCTATCCAGCCTGCCAAATGCCAGTTCGTTGGCGTTCGAGGCTGAGGTCTGGGGCTTGAAGTCCGGCAGGCAGTTCTCGTGATAGCGCTTTGCCATCCCGAACAGGTTCTGCGTTGCGTCGTCCTCGTGGGTGATGATCTGGGTCCGGACACCCCTGGTCGTGCTGGTCTTCTTGTAGAAGCGGGCGCCGACGTAAGTTGAGATGCCCATCTGTCGGGCCTTGGGGATGATCAGCCTGACCTTGCCCGTCCGGGCTAGCTGCTCTTCGCACTTCTCGTGGACAATGCGCTGGACGTTGTTGAGCCTGAACGCCTGAAGGCCGCGCTCCTTCGTTCGGATCTGAAGGCAGGCTTCGAAGTAAAGCTCATCGTCCAGAAGGATGGCTTCGTACTCGTCGTCAGTGAGTGAGTTGCTGGCTTGGCCGTATGCCATTCAAGCGCTCCCGCACTCTGTCCAGGCGGTCTTCATGCGTTACCGTCATGGAGACTTCCTGCTTGTCCACCCAGCCGTAATTGTTCTTGAGATCGAAGATCGTGCCGGGCGTGAATCGGCTCTTGTCGTTGAGCCTTTCGATGCGATCCTGCTCAATTCTCATGCGTGCTTTTTGTATTGTGCGGGCGAACTCAATGCCTGCCGTTGCATAAGACGCGAATGTATCGCGGTCGCAGAAGCCCAGATACAGGCTGATGCCGATGATCGAGGGCGTCGGCGCGGTCGCCAGGTACTCTTCCACCTTCTGAGCGAATAGCTCTGGGTCGGCGTAGGCGCGGTCACGTCCACCTTGGTTGCCGATCGCGTTCTGGTTTCCCTTTGGCGCTCCGCGTTT